GCGATCGATTTTATATAAAATTACTTTATTCTTATTAACCCAAGGGCCCCAAACCCTTGGTCAATCGATTTCTTGCGGGTGTCTTCGGACTACCCGGGCAGCAGTTGTTATTTCATCTTTTATGCTGCGAACCACCATTTATCTCGCTATCGGTACCACAACATTCTACTGTTTAAAACTCTTTCTTAATTTTTCTTCACGAGTTTTCCTCAGCAAGACGTTCATTGGATACCAATACAGATCAAAAGTCTTGAGCTATTTCATGGAATCTCCCACCATGAAACCAGCAGTTATCAAGTCTGTATTTAACGAGATACCCCTCCTCACACAGCCAATCAACTCAAGTCACACTCATCCCGACAGTGCCTCATCCCGAGCTTCTGCTTCTTCTTTCTGCTCGAGACTTGCCCAGAATTTGGGCATGAATTCGTATAACATTCAGAGATCACTCGCTGATGAAAGAAATGACCGTCCTGGATCACGTTCCCACATATGGACAAAAGACTTGACTGCAAAACATGTAGATTTCGACCCACCCAACAACCCCCTCAATACATTTATTGATGTCGACTACTACATGGATATGAATGATTTTCTTGCAACCAATGAAGGCCCAACCATAATGTACACATTAAACCCCACCGTAGCTGCTAAAGACACAGGTGATTACGTTTTCACCTTCGACAACCAGTCGAACATCCACTATAGAGTTACTGGAGGGGGCGAATTTGTGCATCCACTCTGGAATTACAACATGGACCATTTTTCCGTGTTCCAGATTAATGCCTTCACAGCAATTTTTAAAACTTTCCTGATTGAACGTCGGAAAGTTGATCAAAATCATGAAATTGTGCTGATCATGCCATCTGGATGCTGGCGTGGTCTATCAGCTTTCTTTGCTCGAGCTTGGCTCCAAACGAAATCCCTCATCAGACAAAATTTTATTAACGGGGAATTCATTCGGATTCATGTTCAACAACCTAAACTGCTGGTAGTGTCAACTGCGCGTGTCGGAAATTATTCATGCGCAACCATCCCTGTGAAGATCGATGAAATTCTCTCAGCCATTGTAAGACATTCTAAACTGGACATCGCCTTGTCCCAAGTACAATCGCAGCTCTCATCGATATACGGTCAAGATCATGACGGCCTTCACGCCGCTTCTGCAACAATGTATGATTTTTACCGAACAACCACACCACACAAACCTGTTTTCGTCTGCCCCATTTCGGACTCAGTCATCAACTACAACTTCAATGTTCTAGACTGTGATCCCGCAGACCCACCGTTGCAAGAGCCCTTTATGTCTGGCTTTCTGCAGAACTGCTACATTCCAATTCGCAATCCAAAGTCGGAAGAGGTTGCGATTCAAAAGAGGATTACGGAAATAGCAGTTCCTAAAATGCCACAAAATTCACTCCTCACAAGACTCATGACCGAGTATGCCACGTTTCTCATTCCAGAACAACATACTCTGCATCCAGTTGATGCACATGAAGTCGCAGTCAGGCAATCGCGTCCCACACAGCGGCGCATCATCCAAGTGGCAGAATTTATGAGATTGACGAAGGTATATGTTGCTTCATTCCTCAAGAAAGAATCATACCAAGACGTCAAGGCTCCGCGTGTAATTTCAACCATCCCTGGTGAATTGAAGGTTGCGTACTCCTGTTTCATGTATTCGTTTGCAGATAATGTCATGTATAAACAGCCGTGGTACGCTTTTGGGAAAACACCCAAAGAAATTGCAGTACGAGTTTCGGAGATTTGCCAACGAGCAACTTTCAACGCCGTGAACTCTGATTTTTCAAAGTTTGATGGTCATGGATCCAACTTAATGCGTGAACTTGAGAGGATTGTCCTTCTCAGAGCGTTCCATGAGTCACATCATGAGGTGTTAATCGATCTACATTCGAAACAATACAATCTGAAAGCTTACTCAACAACTGGAATTGAGTACAAAACTGGTTATTCCCGCGCTTCCGGATCACCAGAGACATCCACTTTTAATAGTATTGTCAATTGTTTTGTTTCTTATGTTGAGCGTCGCACTCGATTGAACCCCCTCACACCGCGTTTGGCCTGGGAGTCATTAGGAATATTTGGAGGAGATGATGGTCTCAACTACGATGTATACCCGAAAGTTTATGTCAACGCAGCCACTTCCATTGGGCAAGTGGTTACAGTGGATGAGATCCCTCGGGGAGAGATGGGAGTTAAATTTCTTGCGCGAATTTACTCACCTAACGTTTGGTTTGGAAATGTCAATTCCTGCTGTGACATTCCACGCACTCTCTCCAAGTTACACGTCTCAAACAAACTTCCTCCCAACATCCTCCCAGCCCACAAACTCTACGAGAAGGCGAGGTGTCTAAGCTTCTCAGACTCAGAGACACCGATTGTTGGTCCATACGTGACCAAAGTTTTAGCACATCCAGCTCCGAGCGCTAAGATTCGAGAGCAATTGGCCAGCATAACCTCATGGAATGTTCGAGTTATGCAAGATACACATCTTGAAGCAACTAGCCAATACCCCAATGAAGACGATGGATGGATGACTGGTTACGCGTCATCCATTGAACCGAAACTTAACATCGATATCTTCAATGAGTGGATTACACGGGTTGATGATCTTTCCGATCTTCTTCAACCACCTCTTCTATGTGAAAGAGTAGTTTCCAAACAAACTGAGCCCGTGATACTAAACGATGTGCTAATTGAGCCGCCAAAAACCGAAGAAAAACCGCCTATTAAGATTCCTCTGACTAAATCTCAAAAGGCAGAAAAGGCTAAGCAGATTTTCGAAAAAGTGAAAGAAACCAAGCAAGCTTCTGGAACATTCACAACGAAAAAGCCTCAGAACTCAAAATCAAAACCCTCAAAACCACAACCGAAATTTGTGATGGTTCAGCCAGTCACTCCTGTGGTAAAGAAGAAGGTTTTGAAATACGTCCCACTCAAGACTAATGAAGTGGACACTTCCCCAGCAGTTGGATGTCCAACTGCAGTGGGGATTATTTAGTCACCTTGTTTTGCTGGTCATGCCTTGGGTTCCGTTTTCCGTAATAACCCATCACCACCACTGCGTGAGGTCATGACCGTGAGCGTAAAATTTCACTTTAGTATTTTGACACTTGCTTAGATGTGTAGGGTTCAGTAGAAACTTCCCAGTTTGGTGGGAGTTTGATTTTTCATATCGTTAACTGAAACCACGCTTATGCTCAGCATCTACAACAAATGCCAAATAAAACAAAGAAAACAAAGAGAACCCTGCCCATTCGTGGGCTCAAACGGGCGGCACACAGTGAAAAGCTGTCAGATGTCGCAAAAGCTCTCAGAGTCCTCGGTGGACTTGGAGGTTCAAAGGTGGGCGGCTTTATCGGTGGCCCTCCTGGCGCTGAGTTTGGTCGTACCTTGGGAACAAGTGCTGGTGCATTTATTTCCAAACTCACCGGACATGGCGCTTATAAGCTGCTCAACGCAGAAAAGGTCAAAAGAAATTCTTTGATAAATAACACATCAGCCCCACGTTTTTCACTGGGCTCCGAAGGTGTCAGAATCTGTCACCGCGAATATCTCATGGACGTCAGTTCAACTGTTGATTTCGCTTACAATGTGTTTCCTATCAATCCTGGACAATCTAAAACCTTTCCATGGTTATGTAACATCGCAGAAAATTTTCAAGAATACATAATCAATGGGCTGCTTATTGAATTCAAATCCACCTCAGCACAGATTTACTCATCCACTAACACATCCATGGGTGTCATTGTAATGTCGTTTTCATACGATGCAATTCGACCACCATTCACCAACAAAGTGTTGCAGCTGAATGCGGATTGGGCTGTTGACATCAGACCTGATCTATCAACACTGGCCCCTATGGAATGTGCGAAAGGATCCAACCCTCTCACAGAGCTTTATGTGCGACCCGATAGTCTATCGACAGTCCCAGATATACACACTTATGACATGGCAAACTTTCAAATTTCCACAGTTGGATCCCAAGTTGAAAATGTAGTTGGAGAACTTTTCATAACGTACGATGTTACGTTTAAGAAGGCTTCTATCATTGATGATAAGCTTTCACACTTCAGCCATTACAACCTGGGAACGACGGTAACGTTACCGTCGAAGCCATTTGGAATAGTTTTGCCAATGCTGGGAACAACGATGGAATTATCATTTGATGATTCAACAAAAGAGATCACACTTCCCTACAACATATCCTCTGGAAATTTCGTTGTTACTTACTCTCTTTATTGTAATCCTAACACAAATCTGACAGCCCCGGTCATCACGGCTCTCACCAATTGTGTCACAATCAATTATTACTCCTCTGCGACAAATTCTTTTGTGACCCCAATAGCCGCGAATTCGACTCAATCAAATCTGATCTCCACCTTTTCGTTTAAAGTTACTGGTCCGTCAGCAAAACTCCTTCTCGTTGGAGGCGTTTGCTCGAATGCAGCATTACTCGATGGAGACTTACAGATAAACCAGCTGCCCGTTTTGGTTGGTTAGCCAACGATTATCAAATGTTCACAGAACATTTCTCAGATTCTTTGTATATGTACTCACCACAAGGATATGTTATTTGCAACTCAATTCTTAAGGGTATTTAGGCCCGGGGTTGAAAGCCAATTACCTTGGGGTGATAAGTTTGTATTACCAACTGTTGCGCGATATCACAGCACAAAGCTGGAATGGATATACTCCCCGTTCCACCCAGCTACGACAGCATGGTAATACCGGTTTATCACTTCTGGATTGTAATTGCATATCTTCATATTACCGGAGGTAATAGTTATGGTTAAACGCTGATTTGGGGTCAGCGGTTCTCCTCATAATGTAAGTGAATACAAGTACTAAGTGAAAAGGAAAACGCCAGATAGGTGATTATGCTAAGGTTAGCATATCACCTGTATAACATTTCTACTATGGC